CTGCAGGGGGGAGCCCGATCCAAAAAAAATATAGTTAATTTTTTGGATCGGATTGTCAGAATTTGAGCAAATGCCAACAAAATTTGAGCAGAAATGAATCAAATTGAACACAAAGAACAATGCGCTTTAATGAAGTGGTGGCGTCTGTCATGCAACCACTTTGGGATTGATGAAAAGTTACTGTTTGCAATCCCAAACGGCGGGCGACGTGACGTTGCAACCGCGTCCAATCTGAAAGCCGAAGGCGTGCGCGCCGGCGTGCCTGATCTATTTCTCGCCGTGCCTGCGTTTGGATATCATGGACTTTTCGTAGAGCTGAAGCGCGAAAAAGGCGGCGTCGTTTCTGATTTCCAAAAAGAGTATATCGCACGATTAAACGATCTGGGATACCAGGCGATCGTTTGTCACGGATGGATTGAGGCAAAAAACAGCATTGAATCATATCTTGGTGGCGCGTGATGTCGGACGAATACAAAGAAAAGTATACGTTACAAGGATACGCCGATATATCAATCGATGAAGTCGAGCGCCGCATGAATTATGCGAAAATGCGCTCAACCGAATTGTCCGTGATTAAAGATGAATTATCGCTTGCAGATAAAGCCGGTGAGTTGTGCAGGATCGACGTTGCCTTGTCTGAATTTGACGCCTTTCTTGTAGACTTTATCAGGTTATTAAAACAGATACCTGACAAGGTGCAAAGCGTTGTACCGTCTACAAATCCGCATCAATACAAAGAATTGCAAGAATACATTGATGATTCGCTGCAACGGCTTGCACAGAAAAGACTGCACCTAACGATTGAATCTACAAAGACCGAAAAAGCAGATAATTCTGCGGAAGTCGAGGAATCACGCAAGCGAAGCGCGAAAGCCAAAAAGGCGAAATGATGTTTGATGATGGCGAACGGTTGTATAGCCTGCGATGTCTGCAAACCAGACCAATGATGAATGCGGCAGATCTTGCCGTTTCGTCTCGCTATATGCCGTCTACATCTGCGATGTTTTCTTATGATCAAACGCCTTATCTATATGAACCGACGGCAGCATTGTCAGACATTGCGGGGACGATGGGGGTTGTTGTCAAATCGCCCGCGCAGGTCGGCAAATCCACGATGATCGAGAATTTCTTATCCTGGATTGTAGAATACGATCGCGCGAATACAATGATTATTTTGGACACACAGAAAAGCGCCGAAAAGATGAGCCGTGGACGCATACGTCCATTTCTACGAACGCGCGGTATAAACAACCCCGGAAGCAGCAAACTGAAGGATCCGGACCGCTCTAATTCCGTTGTAAACATTGGACTTGGAAGTGGTGCAAATTTGCTATTGTGCAGCGCAAAAAGTCCGTCTGATTTGCGTTCCACGCCTTCAAAGTATTGTGCATTTGACGAGGTAGATGCGTGGCCGTATGAACTCAAAGGCGAGGGCGATCCGCTGCAAAACGCAATACAACGCATGATGCGTTTCAGAGGGATGTATCTAATGACATCCACACCGACGCTATACGATGGCAGAATCAATCAAAATTTTTTGTTGGGCACACAAGAAACGTGGGGATGCATTTGCGAGTGCGGCGCGTTCATGGATGTGCGTTTTGATGATATCGATTTCAGCGGCTCAGAGCCGTTCTATGCGTGCAAAAAATGCGGCTGCGTCTACAGTGAGACAGACATAAAATCGTTGCAACATCGATTCTCAGATCCGAAAAACAGCACGCCGCTGGATGATCAGTATGGAAGGATTTTGCGGTCGTTTGAAGTCTTCGGAACACTGTGCCATCATTTCTACCCTTGGGATTATCTTAAAAAGATGGAAATCGCTGCATTGTCGCTCGGCGAGGCATCCTATCAGAGTTTTAGAAACACACGGCTTGCAGAGGTATATAAACCAAAGGACGAGATCACGATCCAGCCGCCGGAGCTGATGCGCTTATCTATGGCAGGATATACAGTGGATTGTTTGCCTGGTGAAGTTGCATTTCTTGTTATGGGCGTTGACACTCACGATTCTTGCTTATACTGCGAAACGTGCGGATTTAGCGCCGATTGTAAATACATGTTCGGTCTGGATTATAGTGTTTTGGTTGGTGATCCAAACGAAAAGGAAGTGTGGGCAGCGTTCGAAGATCTATTTAATCGCACATATACAAGATGCGACGGCGTGATAATGCGTCCAGTGTTTGCGTTCTGTGATTCTGGTGGGCACAGGACGAACGCTGTATACATGCATTCATATCGGAACCGCCGGTTCATGCCGATAAAGGGCTATGTTTCGAGCGGTAAAAATTCAGTAGATCCGCTTATAGGGAAACAGCAGAAATTCAAGTTAAATGGCGGAATTAAAGGCCGTTGCACGGTTCAGATGATTGGAGTTAATGCTGGGAAAGATGAAATTGCAAATTCTGCATTATTAACTATTGCAGGCGACAAAAGATTATTGTATATAAAGGGGTGCGGTTACGACACAGAGTATTTTAGTGGTTTACTCAGTGAAAAGAAAATTAACGGAAAATGGATCGCGCCTCAAAAGGGACACACAAACAACGAGCCGTTAGACTGTAGGGTTTATGCGCTCGCCTGTGCGCGATACTATTTCGACAAATACTATTCAACCGGACTAGATAAAGAGAGCTATGTTGATATGTCTAAAAAGAAACAGCGAGATAATGCTACTGATAAAGCGGATGGCGTCAAATCCGAAAAGGATAACGATTCCAAAAAAGTCGAAGTTGTCAAGGATGATAAACCGAAGTCAGATAAACCGAAATTCCCGCATTTATAGGGCTTGTGCATGACTGAATATATATACACAACAAAACGCGAAATGCTTATGGCGGAACGCAAAGCGCTTGCAACGGCACTTGCGGATGCAATATCCGCAATGCAAGGGCTTTTGAGCGGCGAGATTCAGTCATACAATCTCGGACATTACAGCATTTCACGCACGAAACTGGATCTTGACAAGCTGCAATCATGGATCGATTCGACGCGAATCCGAATTGATGAGATCGATTGTATATTGACGGGACGAAGTCCGCGCAAGGTTTCTCACTGCGTCTACATGAATCCGCAGAATATGCGTTGGGGGATCTGATGATATCATATAATCCTTTTAACATTGGATATGCAGGCGCAGGGGGTGCCGTCAATTCCCAAACGTTGTCTGGATTCAATAGTTACAGTTCGACGGCAACAAACGATATTTTGCCGGTTCGGATGTGGCTTGTTTCCAGATCAAGGCAACTCGCGATATCAAATCCGATGGCGGCGGCTGCAATCGATAGAATGACGGGCGGCATTATCGGCGACGGCTTGACGTATGTTGTCGAAGGATCCGGATATAGACGGCTTGCAAAACGGTGGAAAGTGGCATCACACCTTAAGTTATTAGATGCGCAGCGTCGCTTAAATTTCTTACAGATGCAGGAATTAGCTTGCAGAAATTGGCTTTTGTCCGGCGATATCTTTTTTGTGAAAAAGCCTGGTGAGATATCATCATGGCGATCGATAGAAGCGGATCGCGTTCAATCTCCATATTACTACGCAAACCGCGCGGATGGGTATCAATTGCCGGTTTGTATCAATCCGGACAATAAAAACAGAATCATTGATGGCGTGGAACTTGATGAAGATTCTATCCCTTGCGCATATTGGATTCTAAAGGATTATATATCACAGCCGCTAATAGTAACAGAATCTCAGATTGAGCGCATCCCGGCGAATGATCCGGATGGATTGCCACAGGTGATCCATCTTTTCTCGCCGAAGCGCCCGGATCAATATCGCGGCGTCCCAATGCTTTCCGAAACGATAGAATCTTTGCACGCAACTACTGGATATATCCGATCGGTAGAACAGGCAGCGCAATTTCAATCATCCGTTTGGGGCTTTGTCACAAGTGAGAATCCAACGATGGACGAAACGGAACCGCTCTTGTCACGCGATCTTGACACGCCGATACCTATAGAAAAAGCAGAGGATGGCGCAACCGGGCCAACGATGACTTTATCGTCCGGATATGAAAAGGAGATAGATCAAAGAGCGTGGTTCGATAAATTATACCCACGTCCAAAGACAGTATCGGCGGGCGAGCTTTGGAATTTGAAGCCGGGTGAGGATGTGAAGTTTTTGCAGCCAACAAACCCAAACTCACAATTTGGAGAATATATCAAAGCACAAAGCGGCATGCTTGCTAGTGCGATCGGCGTTCCGTTGCAGGTGCTGTCATGTAACTACGATGGAACATATGCAAGCGCGCGTGGTTCTGTCCTTGAAGCAAACAGACAGTTTAAGCGATATCGCGGGTTCTTTATAGAACAATTCGTCAAACCGATATTTGAACAATTCGTTTATGATCTCACAAAAGACATAAACGCCGCATTGGATATCAGCGTTATTTCCCAGTGGCAGGCACCAACGGCGCTTTGTTTGGATCCGACAAAAGAGATCGACGCATGGACGAAGGCGATTCAGCTTGGATTAGTGGATCGTGATGAAGCTGCAATGGCTTTGTACGGACACAAGGCAACAGGAACGCCGGAAACGCCGGATAAAACGGTGGAAGGATCGGAGGTATAGCGATGGATGTTTATAGATATCAAATATTTGATGATATCGACGAACGCACCATGTATGGTTTCAGCTCGTTCATTGACACCGTGCCTAAAGATTCTGGCGTGGTCATCGAAATCACATCACACGGCGGGCTTGTTTTTTACGGAAATGCCGTATATCAAAAGATACAAGAGGCGCAGCGGGATGGAATCACGTTTACAGCGAAAGTCTACGGCGTTGCGGCATCGAGTGCAGCAGATATAGTGCTATCTTGCAATCGCGTAGAAATGGCATCGACAGCGGCGATAATGATTCATTCTGCATGGAATGCCGATGGAAAACACGACGCAGGAATTGACATTGCAAACGCGGCACAGCTCGCCGTTATCAAACGGCGCTTGCCTGAATATACAGCCGAAAATCTCAAAGAGGATCGGTGGTTTACCGCAAACGAGGCTCTATCGATAGGGCTTATCGATGGTATCTTTGACGTGGATAATGATAGTGTTCAGGCGCGATTATGCGCTAAATATATTTCAACTCACCCAAAAGGAGGGGCAAAGATGGCGGATGAAATCAAAAAAGACGAAGTGATCGAAGAATCCAAAGCTGAAGAGGTGGTGGAAGATGAGATCAAGGAAGAAGTCAAGGAAGAGCGCAAGCCGGATCTTGATGAGATCATGGAGCGAATCGCGGAACGCTTCGAATCTATCGAAGAGCGTTTGCGCAAGATTGAGGAAATGAACGCAGAATGTGGAGATCGACGCGATAACGCAAGGCTTAAAGCGGCTTATGATCGAATCTGCAAACCTTGCCAGCCGGTCGAATCTGTGATTCATTTGGAAAAGACCGAAGACCCAAAGGCCGCGCTCGACAAATGCAAAGAACTCTACCCGAATTTAGATAAATTCGTCGGGTTGGATTAATACTATTAATGGAGGGCTAAAAAAATGGCAGTAACCATTTCAGTTTATGATCAGACTTCACAGCCGCGCATGCTGCTCGTTGAAGACAAAATGCCGAAACTCTTGCAGGAACGCTATTTCCCTACAAATGAGCCGGTAGATCTTTTTGATTCGAAGTCTGTTTTTCTGGATTTCGACGATGGCGATTTTGCGAGCGGCGCATTTGTAAAGTGTGGATATGTTGACGGCAATACAACGACTTACTTTGCAAACGCCGTTGTCCCGCCTCGTATAGGTATCAGCGATACGATTGATACTTGCAACAAAGACCGCGTGCTTTTTGAATCGCTTTGTAGAAACGATCTTTCACCGTCTCACGCGGACGCATTAGACGCACTTTTGAGAATCAAGGCGGCGCGTTGTATTAATCGCGCAAGCCGTGCAATTGAGCGGCTGTGCGTGATGGCGTTGCAGAATAACGCAATCCAGTTCACGATGGATACAAGCCCAACCGATTCTACACAGGTGACTGTAGATATAGAATATTTTGATAGTTCAAATTCGCAGACAAACCCACAGGTTTATGTCCCGGCTGCAAATTGGGGACAATCCGGCGCAACGCCTCACGATGATGTGTGTGCAATGGTTAGAACGCTCGTGCAGCACGGTGGACGCGCCGAAGATCTTTTGATGAGCGAAGCGGCTTGGGGCTTGCTGTATGCCGACATGAACACAAAAGGTTTGCTGAACTCACAAATCCATTATACAAATATCGCAAACGGCAATGTTCGTGATCTGTTCAGTGCAGAGATCGACGGTGCAAAATGCGTAGGACAGGCGCAGTTTAATGGGCACGTCCTAAATCTGATTGTATACAACGGTGGATACAAGGCATCAAACGGCACGTGGACGAACTATCTACCAGATAACTTTGTTTGTATCCTTGCGCCGGGTTGCGGTAGAACGCTTTGCGGCGCTTGCAGCTTGCCAAATCCTGCGGCTATGTTTCAGGGCGGCGCAGCCGACATTAAACAAGTCGTTGGTAAATACTTAGTTTACAAGTACTATGATTTCAACAACGAAGCTGTGGCGGTTCGATGTGCATCAAATCCGTTACCATCCCCGCTCTCGGCATGGCGTTGGATCACGCTTGGATCGGCGGCTTAGAGGTGAGACATGCAGCGTTTAGGCGATATCGTAGAGCAGGATCTATCTTTTATCGTGAATGAATTTCGCGATTTCACGCGAGAAACAACGATACAATGCGGAACCATCAAAAAGACGCTCTATGCATCTTTGCAATCCGCAGAGATAGATTTTACTTCGGACGTGTCGCCTTTAAATGCATTCAGCTTTTCATTATATTTCATCAATCCAAAAGATGCAGACTTTTCGGCTTGTCTGGTCAAGAATGCGATCATATATGTCGATTCTAAGCCATACAAAATCATCGATTGCGCAACCGTGCGAGGATTGGTTGTGCTATCATTAGAACGCAAACAGGGACGTTAAATCATGTCTTTGATTATTCGAACAGAAAAGATCGTTGAATCGCTGCAAAGCCGCATGAACACATTAACGTTCAAGTGGAAGGGTAGCGATGATACAAGTGAATATGTAGAGCGCAAACCGACGGTTTATGCATTCACTTATGACGATTTATCAAACGGCATACCGATGAACACGCCGTCTGTTTGCGTTCAGCTTGTGAGCGTCAATGATAGCGGAATCGCACAGTATCTTGTGCATTGCTGTGTCTGCAATCCGGCTTTGCAGGATAAGGAGATCACAAGGCCAATCGATGGCGAGCCGAATATATACAACTATAACACAGGCGAAAATATTGATTCAGCGCGTGTTCGATCTGAATTGTATAAATATTGTCTGTTATTGGGGGAACAGGTGTATCTCGCATTAAAGCAAATGGGAAATACAAACAAAGACATATCGAACGTGGTTTTAAACACGCCGTCGCCCTATCTTGCGGATTTTCCTTATGCTGAATGCTCTGTATCTTTTGAATCGGACACAAAGAATTTTGTCGAAACGTTGCGGGACACCGATCTTGAATCGATGTTATAGGAGGCACAATGGCAACTGAATTATATGGCGCGGACGCGCAGCTTGTATCGAGTATCGGTGCAACGCCTGTATCTACAGAAACGAATATTATTTTTATCGGTGCATCACCGTCTGGTGAGCTGAACAAAGCGCATTTAATCACATCAATGAGTGATTATGCACAGAAATTGGGCGGCGAGCCAGGCGACGGCTACAATTTGACGGAAGCGGCGATCGCGGCCTTTCAGATCGCTGGGATAAGAAAAGTATACATGATCCCTGTTTCGCACGCACAAACACCAAACGCCAGTGATTATCTTGGCGAACCGGCTTTGTATACTGGCGTTTATGCGATCGAAAAGCTATTAATGGACACACCAACGGCTGTGAATATCATTTGCGCACCGTCCGTTTCCGATGATGATGTTCTCGCCGCGATTGACGGGATCGCAAAGCTCGCCGCTGGACACTGGCAATCATTTTTGATGTATGACGTGGCGCAGGGAAATCTGCAAATAAACTCGGCTGGCGTGGCGCAGCCAAGCGTTATAGTGCAGTGGAAAAGGCTCGCCGATGGACATGCGCTCGCTGTTTGGGGAAGCGTTAAGACATCCGGCGGCTATGTCGTATCTGGTGCAGCTGTTCGCGCGTGCCTTCAGGCAAAGAGCGATGCAGACTATGACGCGCCGGGCAGATCCGGCGGAAACCTTTCTATTCCCGGTATGCAGGGGGTTGTGATTCTCACCGATCCCGATGTAGATGAGATCGAGTGCGACACGTTCCAGATCTCACCCGGAACGGATCGCGCCGTTACAAATCTGAAATCAGATAATGCTGATATTATATACGACAGCAATTGTATTTATACTATTTATACGTTTAATATCGGCGGCGGACTTATCGATAAAACGAAAGCGAGACTTGTAAACAACAACGGTGTTCTTGCGCTTGAAACAGATCGAAATTCATTGACGGGAACGCAGGTAACACAGCTATCAATAGCAGTAAAAGCCATCACGCCGGTTACTTTGCCAGAATCTGCGGCAACGGAATTGAGCGCCGATGGTGTTTGCAGCTATATCTATTACGGAAACGGCGTTTATCACACTTGGGGCGATCATACGTCGTTATTCGCGGGCGGCACAGTATCAGATGAGCTGTATCGATTTGATAATTATATCAGAATGCAAATGATGATATTGAACCGTTTCCAGCTTGCACACAGATTCGAAATCGATAATCCGATGGATCTATCGATGCGAAACGACATAACGAATTATGAGCTGGATCAGCTGAACAGGCTAAAAGCGCGCGGTGTTCTTATCGGCAATCCCGTTGTTGAGTTTAGGCCAGAAAATAATTCAACAAGCGATTTGCAGCTTGGTAGATTTGTTTGGTCGTTCGAATGCACCGAAACGCCGCCCGCAAAGTATCTCAAAGCCGAAATCGCATACACAACCGCCGGTTTGTCGGTTCTCACAAGCGAAGAATAGGGGGTGAATCATGTTTAGACATGTTGATCAATATATTGTCGTAAAGGGATGCACCGTTTACGTCGGTGAAAATGGCAAATTTGAGCAATATCCCATCATTGTAGATACAGCGGAGGTCGGTTTGCCAGCGATTTCACATCCTACGATTGAAACGCAATCGATGGGATCGCTTGAGTGCGTCGATCAAACGAGAATCAATTCGATGCAAACCACTATCACATGCGAACCATCGATTATACAATCGAAACTCCATGGATATGGCGTAAAAGACTACATGATCAAGTGGGGGCAGGAAGTAAAGAACGCCGACGGTTCTGGATTTCATCTTGTGCCGTTTGTCGCCTATATAAAGGGCGTCATTTCGGACGATAGCGGCAATTCTGTTAATCCAGGCAGCAACACAACGGGAACTGTTACAATCAATACAATGTTCTACAGATTGCTCTGTGATGGACAGGAAATCAGATACATTGACAAGCTGAACGGCGTGCTAAAGATAAATGGCGTTGACTATAGATCAGAGCTTGAATCTATGTTATAAAGATAGCCGGGAATCATCCCGGCTTTTCTTTTTGGTGATATCATGGAAACATTAGAACTATCCAAACCGCTTAAAACCTTATCCGGCGAAACCGTCCAATCAATATCTTTTGATTTCGATGGCTTGAAACCTATGGATTATCGCAACATCGTTAGGCTTGAGGCGAGGTTAAAAGGTGTCAATTTTGATATGGATGCAGCCGTTTCAACGAAATCCACATCGAGTGAATTTCGTATGGCGACAGCGTGGATCGCGGCTGTAAATCACAAGGATAACCAAATTTGTCTGGATGACATAGACAACATATCATTTTCAGACTTGTTGGAGCTTGAAAAGATCGGTCTTTTTTTTATCATGCATGTGGAGTGAGTAGAAACGACTGCAGATCGTTCTATATCAAAACACTTGGATGGTGTGGCAATATATCCGAAGTATTCCACACGTCGATCATTGAGCTTCTAAACATGCCTATCACGCAGATATACGAGATATTCCCGGTTGTTGTTAAAGGCAGACAGGATTTATTGAGGTCTACAAATGGCGCAAAGTAAAGTGTCGAAATATACTATACAACTTGACATTGAGCAATCAGACAATACGCGCGCTGCGATAAGTGATATCGAGAAATCACTAAAAAATATTAGTGATTCGGCGCGTGATGGCTTATCAGACGGCTTAGAGGATGCATCGAAGCAAGCCGAAAGACTTGTATCAAAGATTAATGACATTGCGAAATCTGAAGGCGACACCACAAAAGAGATAGAAGCGTTCAACCGTGAGAGCGCCAAAACCGTTGCAACGCTTGAAAAACAGGCGCTTTTGATTAGAAATTCATTAACCGAAGATGGAAAAGCGCAGCGAGCGAGGCTTGAAGCGCTCAAAAAAGAGCGTGAATCACTCGGAAAAACCACAGCCGAAAAGAAACGCGCAAAAGAAATCGACAAAGAGATAAATAGCATCCAAAAAGATATAGTGGAAGGTTCGGACGATGACTTGAAAAAGGCATTGGAAAAGAACAAGGCGATCCGCGCATCGTTGCGGCTTGCACAGCAAGAATCGAAAATATTGCAGGCACAGAAAAAGGAAAACAAGACACTTTCGGCGCTTGTGAAAGATGATATCAAATCTATTCGAGAGAAGATCAAAGAACAGTTGAAATTTGTGCAAGCCCTAAAGACAACTGAAGGGCGATACAAAGCTATAAAAAAGGCCGCTTCACTCGCGGTAAAAGGCGCTGGTATTGCCGGTGCTGGCATCGTTGGCGGCGCAATGGCGCTCGGAGGCATGGCGATAGCGAGCGCAAACACCCAAGTGGACAGGGAGCGCGAAGCAAACCGCATTAAGGCGACTATTTCCAATGACGAAAAGAATTCAATGCTTGGTGAATTGTATATTAAGACCGGTGCGGACTATACAACGATTGTTGACGCCATAAACCGCGTCACGTCCGTTCTTGGCGTGTCAAATCGCGACGATATAGCACAGGCGGCGGTTGCAGAAATTAGATTTCCCGGCGCGGCTGCAATGTTTAGGCAGCAAAACGCGGGCAAGTCGAGCGCAAACGATTTCAACCGATATGCAAACCGTATAAAGGCAATACAGGGACAGACCGGCGCAAGCGTTTCGCAGATACAGGAATCTACAAACAGAATTGCAAATCTTCGGCAATCCAACTTTTCGAATGCATCCGAAACCGATCTATTGTCCATCTACTCAGCATTGCAGGGATCCGGCGCGTATGACACGCAAGAAGAATTGGATCGCGCCTTCAACTCGTTTTTGAGAGCGCAACGAGGCCAGAATCAGAATATATTCGACTTTGCCGAAAAGTATTTTACTCAAAAATCGACGCAGACACGCGGCGTTTATGGTGCAACGAATAAACAGCAGGCAATGCAGGCGTTATCACAATTGAATTGGTCTGGCCTTCGAAATGCGGCTTCTACAGATTCACCGCTTATGCCGATGACGGCGGCAGAAACGACAGCGCAAAAAATGCGGCAACTTGAAGAGACAAAAAATGATATACTGATAAAGTTGCTGAAGGCGCTGGAGCCGGTGATAAACTCTATCGATGTTGATGAATTGTCACAATTTTTTGATGCAATGCTTAAACTTGCGAAAGATCTTGCACCCGCAATATCGGCGATTGTGTCGTTTGTCACAACGACGATGGGACAGCTCGTAAATGTTGTTCAAAAGATTTACGAATTTCTGTTTGGGGAATCAAACGGAAAATTAAAAGACGTTGAAGTTGGCGTTTCTGGTTTCGCACATGCAAACGGTGGGATTGCGTCTATGCCGTCTATCTGCGGTGAGCGTGGACCAGAAATGGTGATACCGCTTGACTACTCACGCGCCGCGCGCGGTTCTAATCTTACTCAAAATCTTGTACAAAATTTCAACATGTCTGGGAACGAAACGACTGCACTGTCTCTTTCGCAGGCGGTTAAATCACGCGATTTCACAAGAGCAATGATAAATAGCGCCTGGTTAAGCGGGAGGCTTGGACGATGATTTATTCAGCCGCAAATGGTGATACATGGGATTCGATAGCCTATAAGGTATACAACGACGAATTTCAGTTTGTTCAAATCATGGAGGCAAACAGAAATTTCAGCGACGTTGTTGTATTTAGCGGCGGTGAATCCGTTTATATTCCGGACGAAATAATCACAGAAAATACTATCATTGCCACACCATGGCAGGAAGGGGCAACAATCCGCATTATAACACCGGCTTGGAGGTGACAATGCAGAGCCTATCTTGTGCAGATTTTGAAATTCCGCTTTGCTTTGTCGGATCCATATCGTGGCAGAAAAGAGCACGCACAATACAGCATTATGGCGGATATGTCACAGCGCGCGGGTTCGAAACCACTGAAATTTCGGCGAGAATTAATATTGATTTCTCACTTTGTAAACTATTTGGCATCGATCCACAGTCCGTCTTTGCAAAGATAGAAGCAACGACAACGAGCAGAACCGCACAAAGCGGCGTGTTCCGTCTCGGCGGATTCGCTATCTATCCAGAGCTTGAGTTTGCATTGACGAACATAAACAAGACATTCACACCGGATCCCGGATTAATCGAATGTGATTGCGTTTGGTCTGGAGTAAAAACGGTAAAGAACGTTGCGCGTGAAAATGCGCTTGAAACAAGACCGTTTAACGGTTTGCCAAACATTGTATTAACCGTTGGATCGGCGTCGTTATCAATACAGGATTTCGCAGGAATCAATGAATTTGTTACAACGCCTGATTCAGCATCGATTGTATTGTCTATTGGCTCAGACATGGATTTAGTAAATCGTGAGGGATTTCGGCAAGATTTATTAAACGGTGGTGTTGTCGATGTTTCCTTGCCACAGGGGAACACTAGATACTACGTCATCCAGGCAGATTTGACAGATGAACAGCTATCAATCGTTGGGAGCGTCTACAAACCGCAATCGCAACGATCAATCACACGAACGTATCAGGACGCATCGATAAAGGCGATTGTCGATGATTTAGCGGCGTCTGCTGGCATTGAATGCCGATGCATTGTAGACGGCAAAGTCGATTATTATAGAGTATTCGGCGCGCCGCTGGATGCAATTCGGTCATTGCAGCAATCCGCAGGCTTTATCATGTCGCATCGCGGCGGCGTGCTCACATGTGTTGACGTGCCCGATTCGATATCTTCAGAAAATGAGATTGAATTTATTGAAATGCAGGCAGACACGGATAGCGAGCCGATAAATGGTTGTTACTGGTATGACGGCATTAATCAGAAAACAGCCGGGACGTTAGACAAGACAGCGCTTCGCATATATTCTTCATTTAGAAGCGATGCGGATTATTCACAGAAATGCTTGAATTTTGCGCGATATCAGAAAAATAATATCGTTATAAGGTCTGAAATCATGAAAAATATCGACACGCACAGCGTTGTGTCTGTGCGTTCAAATGACATGATCATTTCGTGCATGGTTGAATGGTTTGAATTTGACTGGTTAAACAATCAGATGTCGCTTGAATTGCATTATATTGGGGGATAGCATGATAGGATATTATATCGTTGAAGGTTTTACCGGCGAAAAAGATTCAGCCGGATATGATACACAGATCAAAGCCGCAAACAAAATGGACATGAACATAAAGAATATCCTTTATTTACCACCTTATCTTCGCAAATCACAATGCAACATATCCATTGGTGATACAGTATTCGGCATCGTCGATGATATAACCGGTATCGGATGCGCGCTTTTTGGCGAAAATGCGGCTGATTTCAAGTATTTCTTCGACGCGGATGTGGCTATCAAAAAGAGTTTGACAGTTTCGGATGATATCACATCCACAACCGGCGATATCACGGCAACGCTCGGCGACGTGGTTGCAACAACGATATCGCTAAAGACGCACAAACACCCAATTTTGACAATGCAATCCACAGATGCACAACAAATCGTTGCAAGCGCGGAAAGTGGCAATCCGGCTATGTTTGAAGCGTTCGCCACAACCGTTCCACTGTAGGTGAATTATGCAGAATCGAATAGTATTAGATGGACGCGCGATCCCCATTATTGGAGCTGTATCACTGTCAACCGGCGACGGTCTGGAGCTATCGCAGCGATTTTCTTATGACTACAGCAAAAAACCACAAAGCACAGTGTTCAGAAAGCGAAACACAGCATTAACGGCGACAATTCAGCAATCATTTACTAATTCGATGTGCATTGATAATGGGTTCTTGCACATTTTCGATTATATTGATACTATACAAAACGCAGTCGGTGAGCTTGTCGGCGTTTACTGGCAAAACAAATTGATATCAAATTTTATCATTGTTTCGTCGCAGATTTCGGCAAGTATTGACGCACAATCTATCATCCCGGCGGCTTCGATTTCTTTGTCACTAATCGAGGGATTTGTGAGACGCGAAACGCTTTACACAGCCGTAAAGACACTATAGAGGCTTTTAATGACTCAAAACATTGCCCAAAATATCGCAAACATGGTGAGAACAGTAAAGGGTGAACACATACTATTCAGATCTTTCGGGCTGGATGGAGTCGATTCACCAAACCGATTGACACGGAGCGCTTTGCAAGTTGAAGTAAACCGCTGGTATCCGTCCGTTATTGTGGACAATGTGACGGTAAATCGTGCAGGCAGTGACGGCGTGTTTGAATATAGTATCAATTTGAGGGGATCGCAAAATGGCTGATATTGAGCTGATAAAGACGGATCCGCGTCAACTGATAGATCTTGTCAAAAAAGCATATTACGACGAAACAGGCGAAACGCTACAAATTGGAAGTGATGAATATGCGGCTGCATCCGCATTTGCTTATGTCTGGTCGGTTCTAATCGGACGCATAAACGATGCGACGCTGAACCGTTTCATCGATAGCGCAACCGGCGCTTATCTTGATGCGATTGCATCAAATTATGGCATTTACAAAAGACCGGATGGGTATAGAGCAACAGCAAAATTCAGTTATAACGCGTTTGCATATCCTATCGACGTTCCGGCGTTTGGTGTCGTCGTCCAGGATTCAAACGGTAATCAATTTACAAATATATATAACTTCAGAATTGCAGCCGCGCAAGGATCGGTTGTGCTCTACAGCGTGCAGCCAGGAACAAAATACAACGGCATCCCGGCTCAATCCATCGATGAAATCGTCGAAGGTGGACAATATTTATCTTGGTGCAAAAATTCAACAATGACGGCAGGCGGAACAGAATCTTTAGATGATGACGATGCGTTCAGATCATGGTTGAAACTACAGATTCAGACGTTCGCTGGTGCGGGAACGTATGCAGCATACGAAGCGCGCGCAAAACAGGCAGATTCAAGAGTTTTGGATGTTTATGTATTAAAACAGAATGATACTGGATACGAAAAAGGCAAGGTGAAGATATATATTTTGACAGATTCGCAAACCGATATTGATGATCAGGTTTTGGAAATCGTTCAAAATTATTGCGCTGATGAAGCGTTCCGTCCAATCGGCGATCTTGTCGAAGTATACTATTCCCCGCTTGAACAGGTATCAATCGGATCGCCACACGTGATAGAAGTCACTTACCCCGCGCGGTTCCGTGGTACAACAAGCGGAAGATCCGCGCGCGTGAGAAACGAATATAACGCAGAATTGGCGCAAAAAATCGGCAGACCGTTTGTTTTTGAGGAACTGTTTAAAAAGCTGTGCGAGACAGATTCAAATGGCGTCTATGCTGTCGATGCAAAGACAATTGGTTTTGTATACAACACAAATCCAACGCCGATATATCCAACGCCTGGAAGCCGCGTAAACGTTGATATCGCATTCTATGGCGTATCCGATGACGAGGCGCAATAATGAAGCTATCAGATATAGAATCAAAACAGCTCTTGCCACGCTTCGCATCTGATATATCATGGCTGATGAATGCTTTTGATAATGTCATTAAGCCGATATGCGAGCGGGTAAAGTCGATCGATGCACCATTGACGCTTGAAGCGATTCGGGCTTGTACAGATGAAGAACTTGAAGCGCTCTATAATCAATATGGCGTCGCACAATACTACCCAAATTTGTCACGAGAAACGCGCGATTTAATGCTTTTTGAGATGTGCAAGATCTATCGATATCTTGGCACACCGAAAGCCATTGAAATTCTGTGTAAATATATATTCGATAACAATCCAATCGTCGTTAAAGTGCTTGATAATCTTGCGTTTGATGACGATGGTGAACTTGTCGATGAATCTTTGCTTGACGTGTTCGATGTTAATGTCGAATCTCAAAGCGCTTTTCTTGATGAACACGCAAACGCAAGGATTCTTGCAAACATAATCAGGTTCAGTCGCAATTCTCAATTTTTGAGATATATATATTATGATTTCCCTGGCTATTTCAATTTGCCGGTTCATCCGCTTAAAGCCGGTATTGCATCGATTAGCTATGAAAACGATGCTATTTGCGAGCCGGTAGAGATTAATCATTACACATTCATCGTCGCGGATGCGACGACGGGGCAGATAGTATCAGGATTCAGCAACGAATTAGTATATGGCGAGATTGAAGGAATTATCATACAATCTCCGCGTCTTGTCTACGGCGTCGATATCACCGTCCCCACTGCGCAATTCTGGTTCACTGAAAACGGCAGGAATGAGACTGAAAACACAGCATTGCAGCCGAATAGCATCATTTCACTATATGATGAAAATGGAAACGAAATCGAAGATAGGACAGTGCTTGACACCTACGACGGTGAAGCGACGCTCGCTTATATGCAGGCTAATGGTGATATGACGGTTGCGCCTGATGATGAATATCTTTTAGATCAGAACTCTGTATTGTCGATAAACATTGGCAATGAATCTGTTGGTTCGGCGTGGTCAGTCTTCGCCGAACGGGTGTTTACATTATCCTTCGTGAACACACAGCTCCCCGGCGTTACTATCACCATGCCCGCTGATGAAACCGGACACAAGGGAACGTCTATCACTTTGCCAACGATGACTGGCGAGTATGAATCGGGTGGTAAAACATGGAAGCCTTCTGCATGGGATATCGGCGCGTTCGGTAGTAGTTACGGTTTGACGGCTGATACGGTGGCGCATCTGGTGTTTGAAGAGGTTATCCAATATACAGAGATAACGCTGTATATGCAGAGTGGGGATAAACGAGCGCAAAATGGTGTTACATCTGCATTCGTTGGTAATGTAAGCTCCACATATTGTCATCAGTTATATACAGATGAGGCGTGTACAACTCCGTGGACTGGGTATGATTATTCCAATGATTATGTGTTAGGCTATCATAGGACTGCAGATGGTTCATGGGTCGAACACATCCAAAAAGTTTCCGATTTGCCTAGCACAACTACGACAGGCGATGGCAAACTCGCCTTTATTTTGATGGACACTGGTTACTTGTGGCTCGCGACAAACCTGACCGGGACGAGCTATAAAAGCATTTCATTCACAACCATCAGCGTTCGCATTTATCCGAAAGACCAACAGTATTATGCGTTTTATCTTAGCACTTCGAGCGTTTATAACAACTCGTCTGTATCAAATAACAGCACTGGCAGTCTTAAAGGCAAACCTGGCATTTCATCTGCACAAACAGTTCCGTGGGACGTTAATGACGCAACGTTACCAACACGAACAATTTATAAACTGCTCGGATCTGCTGGGAATGAGCTAGGCCAAACGGGAATTGATTGGCGTGACCCGTCCCTCGGTTACAAATTCTACCAGATTGCAAATTCGAGCGGCTCGTCAATTAGTTTGCGGGCGGTTGTGTTTTCTTTGAGTGTTCCAACCAGCTATAGCTACCCCAATAACATAAACACGGACGCCACGATAAATAGCAGCACAAATTATCAAATGTTCGATGAAAATGGAAATGCCGTCCAATTTGATAGCACGTCAACATATCGCGTCATTGGCATGTTCAAGGCGAACGGAGACGCCAGTGACAATACTTTTAGCAACTATAACAAAATGGAATTGTACAGCAACGTGAACGGCATTTTATACCTTAGATACACAGGAAGTGGCACAATAACTTTCTACAAAGTGTGGTACATCAAAACACCGATATAAGGAGATAAAATCATGGCATTTGGCGGGTATAAATTCAAGGGATACAAGGTGGTCAGAGCTAATCTGGCAACAAATACTTATGCAAACTGGTGTTTGCTTGTACACCAAGCGAGAATCAAAGCGTTCATGGAATCGTGTGCATTGTCCGGCGCTCAATGGCATTTCAGCAAGACAAACGGGCCATTAGCGTTTGAGGATTATGGTAATGTGATTTATCGTGTTGCCAACGGTAACGGCGAATATCACGACTATTTGAGCTTTTTCCAGTATGGGAATGAAGAGTTGTATTATATGCTTGCGACATTGGGGGAATACTACAGCACATCTTCTATTGGAACTCCAGTTCTTGGCAGCTATTCAAGCTCAGGAAATTACCAGTGGAAAGGCGGAAGCACAACATCTGCGCTATTGAAGTATGCGGGTTATGCGAGTGCATTAAGTCTTGAGCCGTTTGCAGACAATGGGCCTTTTGGTACATATCCAACAAAGGCGTTGCCATGCACATCACAACGTGCTTCGTCAACCGTGAACACATATACTAACGGTGTTAAAGAAGGCACAGCAGGACATGCTATTTCGACCAGTACTAGCATTAAAGCTGGCTATGCGACGAAAGGAAAAGATATTATTACAATAATCAATGGGAATAAAGGATGCGTAGAAAGCGGTGATGCATTTTCTTCGTTGTGTGATCCAAGTGACATTTATGGTCTTGCCAAAATAAATCTTGGATGCAAATCCTCCGAAACTTCAACTAAAAGTGTAGCCAACGCAATCTCTTTAGACGGTTGGTGCAACGAATGTCTGGATGTAAGCGGAAATAGGCTCAATAAACACACCAGCACCAGCACAAACTCTCAAAATGTATTAGCGTTAGTTCCGTCAGGCTTACCCTATTTAAATAGCGGTGGACAGTTTGTTCCTTATGGATCTGCCTATTTATCGTTATTGACAAGTGTAAACAATCTTGGAACGCTAAATAGTAATAAAATGTTAGTAAAAGGTGTTATCAGGAACGAATTATTAAGCGTTAATTGTTTTGAATCAACTACAAAAGCTCAACAGCCAGATGTTGGTTCTACTGTAATGGGCGGAAATTTATTAGTTAAGGCTGCCGTTCAGATGTCTTACACAAGTACATCATCGGATCAAATAGACTTTGGAAGGCTTAATGCTGGGTACGTTGTCCCAGGAACAGGATTTACTGGAGGAACAGATTTTGATGTTCAGCATGTTTTTCCCGTTGCCTACGTCGGCTGGGATCCATCGAATCCCGATATAACAAATGAATCATCTTGGCCAGAACTTGCGCTGCAATAAGGGATAACGATGAACGATTTAAGCACAATCTCTCGAAAAGGTTAAATGAAGCTATCCAAAGCAAACAGGAGTAAACATCATGGCAAATCCATTTTCAATAAACGTTGTGACGCCCGCAGGATCCGCGTTAATCGCACAGGCAACAGCGACAAATCAAATCGTCTTTATCGGCGCTAAATCGGGAACAACCGCAGCTACGGACGCCGAAGATTTAGCGGGCAAAGATATATCTTTTTACGACGGCGCATCCGGTACAATCGACGCTTGCAGCGCAACAAATAACGTCGCAAAGATAGTATCACGCTTCGGGAACACAAGCGGCGCGGCTCAAATCGTTAAATCCGTTTGCATACTTGGCAGGCTTGCGAATCAGACAGACGCGCAAGCCGTCATCGTTGCGGCTATGAGCGATGATGCGAGTGAAATCTATCTGCCGTCATCTGCATCACCCACACAGATTATTAGATTCCCGTTCAATATAACCGTGAATGCGGATGAAGATGTAGAAACGGCATACGCAGACGGCGCAACGATTGCAGATTTGGCGCGCTTTGTGTCGATGTATAAAGCCGGGGATCCAACGCATGGGGAAGATCAAGAAATTCTTGGGGAAAAGACGTTTGCGGGCGAGGTAACGTTTGGAAACCGTGCGGTTTTTGATGATTCTGCATCGTTCAGTGATGCAAATTTCAACAATGTTGTTGTATTTCAAAATACTGTAAAATTTAACGACGTTGTGACGTTTAACGGTACCATCAATGGCGCTCTTGTTACAACCAGCTCAATCGGAGAGCTATCCACAGAAAATGGCATGCTCGGAATCAAATATTCGAGCGTGCTACGCAGCAACTTATCATTCGCTGGCTTGTATCTATACGACGCAAACGGGACGATATCACTAAAACTTGACAGCGCAACAGGCAACATCACGGGGAATGCCGCAACGTTTACCGGATTGTCAGGAATTGCGCCGAATTATGTGAACAATACTTTAACCGTTCCCGTCGGCGCGATGATATATGCATGGTCTGGTGAAATAGTTTCACAATTGCTGCATTCAGAATTGCAGCCTGGTGAATGGTTTGACGTTCCAGCGAATACTATATACAATGCGAAGTGGAGCGGCTTGGGAGCAGGCACAACCGGCGCATACGTTAAAGGCGACAAATATATTACGGCGGGACATTACAGAGCGATCTGTGGCTTGTACATGTCAGACGGTGGGACAAACACTGCAATACTTTTGCAGCGCATTTCATAACAACAAAAAAAAGGAGGCAAAATCATGGCTTTTTTAATTAACAACGCAATTATCTCAAGTCAGGGAGCGGCAGCGGTTCGAGCAGCAAGCGAAGATTCAAAAAAGATTGTTTTCACGCGCGGCTTGCTTAGCTCTAATTTTGACAAGGATCGACAGGATTGGGGATACAAGCCGATCGACTGGTATGATCCCAATGTCTCTGCGGTTCCGACTGGATGGAGCGCTTCGGAGGGATGCACAGAGTGCACAGTGACATTTGACGCCGAAACGGACGGCGTTCCAGTGAAGGCTATTGCGATTTGCATCCAGCCAGAAAAGGAAGGCGAATCGCCAGAATATGATCCGGCTGATGATATCATCTATGCTGTTTGGTGCGATGAAAATTGCAGTTTTCTTGGCTCTGATAGTTTTACCGTAAAATTCCAGTTACCTGTAATTTTGGACCTTGCCAATTCGCCTGATGCAAACGGCAATTCATAAGATAAGTAAATATGGACGATTTAGAGGCGCTCGCCGCGTTTGAGTATTATCAGACGTTTGTGGTAAATGAAGATCATAAGACGAATGTAGACGATGAGAGGACAAATCCCGACAAATCAAAGATTGTTCAACCAGCTTGTAAAGACGGATCCGATCATCCTGGATGAATGGGCTATCGCGGTACGGCGGCGGATCTATGCATTGGCACGATCCGCGCAACCGTCGTCACCTTATCTCGATCCGCCTGATATCCAAGATCGATGGGACAAGGGACGTTTTTGGGTTGCCTATAACGGCGAAATATCGAGACGAACTGGCAGGATCAAACGTCGCGCGCCCGGGCATAGCGTTAAATACTCTAGCTCAAAGAGCGCTGTGCTAAACATCTTCGGTATCGCACCAAACCCCGGACGCATTCGCGGAGCACACGCACCGGATCGACAATACAAGTCGCATTCGCCATACACAGCATTCTTTGGTGGAAAATTCCACAGGATGCATCAATCCCAGGTCACAACCGAAGATATCGGAATCGGCGTAAAACAGCCATATTATCTTGGCACACCAATGGATGCAGATGATTATTTTGCCGTCGATGGTGCGATTTACGGACGATCCGAAATATTTGGATCATTCTTCGGCTTGCGCGTGTGGGCCGAAGAATCTTATGCGGACTGGCTCGTAAAGCATCGAGGCGATGAGATCGAAAAAATCATCTATGAATCGCTGCAAGACGTCATGGACAAATACTACATGACGGACATCTAAAGAAATAAGCCGCCTATCCGGGCGGCTTTTCTTTTGCCAAAAATTCGACAAAATCCACACATCCTCGCTCGTCTCGGTTCGCACTGCATTTCAAAAATCCCCCAATTTTTGGCAAAATGACGCAATGCGTCATAAAATGACACACACTAAAACCGCATAAACACTTGCGATTATCAGCATTAAAAATCAGTGCGTCAAAAAGTATGGACTCTTTTCTGTAACTCTTTGATTTTATTGGATAAATTTTTAAGCCTTGCCAAGCCTTCGGAAGGCTTAGGAAGGCTTAGGAAGCCTTAAAATTTTACCCCAATAAAATCAATGGGTTACGTCGTGCTAAAATTAAAATTTGTTTTATTCCTTCTAGTCATAAAACAAATTTTAATAAAAAAATAAATTCGCGCGCGCGTGCGCGCGTTGATCAAATCCCGAACATTCTGCATGAAAATCGACAACACTTGGATCACGCCACAGAATCGATTTTACGGCACATACCAGGTTAAGCCATTAACGACACGTGTATGCATCAAAAAATCGCGTAGAAGCAAAAACAGACCAACCAGAATCGATTTTTGAATAGGTCTTGAAAAAGGATTTGCACAACAAAATGATCCACGAATCATCAATAATCAAAATCACAAGCATTCATGCGGTAAAGAAAAGAAAATCAAAAAATTTACCTCAAAAACTTGACACACTTCACCCGCTGCATTAAAAGCGTGCATGTCGATGGCGTCAAAGCCGCCACGCAATCAGCGCACATAGAGCCGCGTTAAATCGCTCTATACCACAAACGGCTTTTTTTTAAGCCGGGCGGATGCAAGACATATAAGACACAAGCTACGCTTGTGAAAATCTTGCATGTGTGACTGATTGCACACGCTTTGCCGTCCCGGCGTGTTTTCATCCTGGTACCGTTTGTGTCAAAGCCATAAGCGGTACCATTTCACAGTCAGGATTTGATGAAATGGAAAAAGAACCGCACAAGTATTTCTTTCGTCGTTGTTACCTCGGTTTCGAAACGGGATCCTCGATTATCTGTAGCGCATCATGCGTTCAAGACGCGATAAAAGATGCGCAATCCCTTATCGATACAAGCGATGGGGTGTATCACTACATTAACGTCTACGAGGACGGAAAATTCATAGGCAGATGCACAAAAGATGGATTTATAAGTGCAAGATAAGTATACTCACCATGTAACACGCATGGATAGAGGCTTATTTTGAACGCAGGAAAACAAATCTTAATCGACATCATGGACATCATGCATCGATATAGCTCTATCATCATCGATGATGGCGCGCTTGAATGCATGTATAAAGACGTTGACACACTTATATCAAAGCGTTTGGAGGCACACAATGAACAAAGAAACGATGAAAAAGACTATCATGTCACACATGACAATCAGACAGATCAAATCACTCAAAGGTGAATGCGTTGATCTGTATGCATGGATTGACGCAGTTGCGGCGCTTGCAATTGCAATGGAGGTAAAACGTTGATATGGTAGAGACGCTGAAAGAACAATTGCTTTTTGCGATATCACGATTGACGGCTGGAGCATCAAAGCTCAAATGCTGCAAAGCGTACAAAATACGCTCAAATCGTGAAGATTTTAACGATTTTTGCAATGCAGCAGCCGATATCTTTTCGGCATGCGACGCGATAGAAGCAATCAAAGAACAATGTATCACGGAGCTTGAAGGACATGAATGAAAAGGAATTTGTGATAGAGCTTGAGGATATACTTCGGCAGCTATTTCGTGAGAAGATCACTGGATTAGAGCTTATGTATCGTTTGGCGCGCAGCGCAATAGAATTTGCAAAGCGTGGTCAAATCGATGAATGCGATATCGTGTGGAAATACGCAAGACGATTTTACAGCATTGGGCGCGCAGAGTTTGAACGCAATCTAATGTCTGGCAGCGTATGGAAATCGGACAAAGCGAGGGACAGAAAATGAATACATCCGAAACGACAACGAATCTTTTCAAAGCTATGATTGAGGCTGCGCCAGAAATCAAAGCTATATCGAAATCAAAGCAGGCGTATGAATACAAGTACGCGACGCTTGACAGTTTAATTGATATGCTTCGAATGGTTTTACCAAAACATGGACTATGGTTTATCCAAACAGCAACAAACGCAAACAATGACGCGCTTTTGCTATCAACAAGAGTAATTCACACAAGCGGTGAGTACATCGAGGAATCAATCTGTTTTGACAAAACGGATCTCACGAAAGGCAAACCAAACGATACGCAAAAGATCGGCGCTGCAATCACCTATTTCAGACGATATTCACTAGCCGCAATCTTTGCCATTGCATCCGATGAAGATGTAGATGGCAATATAGAATCATCGAAACCACAGCCGCAACCAGCGCAAAAACAGACCGCAAAAAATAAATCTGCATTGGACTATATCCAGACAGATACAAACGAGCGTCTTCAATCCGGCGAAACGTATGACTCAATCATTAAATGGTATGCGGAGCTACTTAAAACGGATGCAGTAAAAGACATCGCATCGATGAGCGCTGATGAACAACGGAACTTGGCAAACGCAATCTATAAATACAAGAAGGGGAACGGCAATGGTAAATAGAGTGTTTTTGGTTGGCAGGGTTGGCAAAAAACCAGAATTGCAGGAAGGCAAGAGCGGAAAATTGTATTGTAGATTCTCGCTTGCGACAGATGGTATCGGCGACAGACCGACAAACTGGCATGATGTCACGTGTTTTGGCAAAACGGCAGAAAACGTATGCAAATTTGTGGACAAGGGTTCTGTGGTATCAGTTGAAGGATCTATACAGTATGGCGAGTACGAAAAAGATGGCGTAAAGCACAGATCATGCGGAATCAATGCAAATGCGGTTACTTTTATCACTTATCCGGACAAGAGCGGCGCGCAGGAAGCGCAAGCAAACAGCGCAAAGCAACAGGAATATGAATACTTTGATGATATTCCTATTGATGACACAATTCCATTTTAACCATGGAGACAAAGGAAAATGAACGATATAATCAAAACGTTTGGCGGTGTTCGAGGATATGAGAAAAACGAGGTTGTGTATCTTCACATCGAAGATGTGGCGCGCGGTCTTGGCATTACATCGACTACATCGAAGGATGGTACAATCTACACAAACATAAGATGGTCGCGAGTTGATGAGTTGTTGGGCGGATTAAATTTTCTGCCACAAGTTGCAGAAAACGGAAACCCGCATGATTACTATATCCCGGAGAATATCTTTTATCGCCTGTGCATGAAAGCCCGCAACGAAGTTGCTGAAGCATTCCAGGCGAAAGTTGCTGATGAAATAATCCCATCAATCCGAAAAAATGGCGTGTATGCGACAGATAATTTTATCCAGAAATCTATAGAAGATCCGGATTGGGCAATTTCTATGCTTCAGCAACTTAAATTTGAGCGTGAGCAAAAGCAGCTTGCGTTGCAGCAAAGGGATGAAGCGATCCGGACGAAAGCACAGATAGGCGCGCGGCGAGAAGCAACGGCAATGAACACAGCATCGCAAAAGTCAAAAGAGTGCGAGCGATTGCGTGAACAGCTTGGTGATGCAAAGAATTTCAAGGCGGTTCGAGCGCTGAAGTGGATCAAGGATTATTTTGTATATCGCGGAAAAGCCGCATGGAATGGCGTTTTGGTCGCTGTATCTAACCAACTTCAAAGTATATCGAATTATTATGATCTTAACCCGCCTCACTATATACCCGATCCATTGTTTGGACGCGTCAAAGCGTTTGATACAAGAGCTATCGATATCTTGCGCGATCGCCTTGACACCGACATATCATTTATGAAAAAATATAGATTCTGATGTCTGCATATTTCCGCATGTCTGATGCAATTCTGGATTGTGACTGTGCACGATCCCTCGCCGAATGCGGCAAGGGGGATTGCGCGGGTGCAACCAGATTGCTGATTTTCATCAAAATATTAAACGCGGCGCTGAATCCGTCAAAGTGCTTTGTAGACGCGCAAAGCATATCGGACTATTTCGGCGCGCCGATAAAACAGGCACAGCGCATTTTTGACACATGCATACAACACAATGTCTTGTCGTGGGCCGGATACGGATACAATGCCAGGAAATGGCTTGTGGACAACGGATTTATAGGGAAATATGGGAAAGAAAATGATCAATCGGAAACCACAGAAAAAAGCTATCCATCATGGATGATCGCAAAAAGCAGAATGGGGTGAGATGTCAAGATTTGACAGCTACATGAAACGCCAAACACATCTTGAGTATCCTGCAGAACACATCATCCAGACGCTGTGGGATACGTTCAAAGCACTTAGTCTATATCGCGGGTGCATGCTGAAAAGAGAGCACAGAATGCAAGTGGATCATGCGATGGATGATGTGGCAAGCGCTGCAATCCGCATGATCGATATAATTGGTGAGCTCAAAAAAGATATTGAGCTCGCAAAATCAAAACACAAAGAGAGGTGCGAAAATGATAGAGAAATCGACAAAAAGCAAGGGCGATATTACGTTTGAAGTCACGGAATCCAACGAGAAAAAGCTGAAAGCGCTTGCGATGTATTCGCAGGTTCTTGATCTTATCGTCGGAGGTGAGGAAAAACTATCCTTTGACGGCTTGATCAATTCTTTGATCGACGAAGTGACAGACAAGAGGATCAAGGGGATTAGAGCAAAGCATGGCTTCGACGATGACGCCGATGTGATCGATATCCTGTGTGCATCCGATACCGCAAAAGACGCGCTTGCATCGATCCAGATTGCGGAAAAATTTAGTTATGCTAAAATGAAAAACAAAATTCTTGAGCAAATACCAGTTCTTGACACACAAAAAAGCCTTTTTGGAGATGAAAAATGAACGATTTCGGAATGTTTTCGGATGATGAAGTGCTTGCGATTACAAAAGATATCGCTCGCAAGGTCTGGACAACGGCGCTTATCGT